TTTTCCCCAACAGACTTAGCTCTCAAATTTAAGAAGATTAATTCAATATCAAAATTTGGCATTGTATCCATCTTTAGTTTATTGAATGTACAAACATCAACCAATTCTGTTATAATCCTATGTATCTCCTCGCCATCGGATTCCAAAGCCGTTAGAAGTATTTTATATTCTTTAACTAAGAATGGTCTATATTTAATTTTTTCTCCGGTCGAAGGTAAAATCAATTCATATGTTGGGGTTTCTAATTTAGGTAATGCCATAATTTCTCCAATTATATTGTCAGGTTAAAATCATTATTTAGGTTGCGTGTTTTGAAAGTTGCGTACGTTTCGTTGAACTTCTAAGCCAATATCAGCCAATCTTTCTTTAGATACTCCAGGTATAAAAGATTCCGAATTAACTTGTTCTGATACCGACGCATATTTTATATTGTCTGTTATTCTATGTTTGGGCTTCCATCTTCTATAAACAAAAGTGACGCTTAGTTTATGAAAACTATTTGTTGAGCTTTGATTCAATTCCAGTAACGTATAGTTTCTGGGAAAAGCATCTTCTAACTCTACAGAATATGTTACTTCATCTTTTTCGTTAAGTTGTCTAATTTCAATAGGTACAACATAATCGGTTTGATAATGCACAAAGTATTGTTTCGGATCAACGACGATTCCCAACCAAGAGTCAAATAATGCTTTGATATCCATTTGCTGATCTAATAAGAAGGTCATGGTTATACCCTCACCGCCGTAATCTGCACTTACTGGTCTCTGGTAAACGGGACCATATATTCTTTGCGTTTTAACACTAATATTTTGAGGCGGTAAACTTGTAGATTCACAGAACATATTTACAATTTGAATATCTTTAAATATTCCTTGTAAACCTGCAGGTATAGGAAACAGTATTTCAAACCTGTTTTGCTTTGCAAGACCTCTAGTTCTTACTTCTGCTTGAAATCGTTTTAAGGAAAAATTAGAATTGGCCATTTAATACCACTTGAATTTGTTTTTTGTTTCTTGCCATACAACTTCTTTCTTTGCCTTCTTGAAGTTTTCAACTGGTAACATTGCTGCTGTTACCCAATCGCGATAATCTATTTTTAAAAATCTTGTTCTTAAATGATCGTTTAGGTAATGCTTAACACAAGCAGTTGCGGCTAGATATTTTGTTGAACTGTTTAATATTTGCCACGAAATTTGTATTCGCGTTTTTTCATCCATATTCTTATCTGTTGCCAATCTACTTAGCGCACCCAATAAATTAAATCTAGCTAGATAAGGCAAATAGTGTAAATTAATACCTAAAAATCCATCAGGTAGTTGTTTAAAAGGAAGCACCAAAGGCATAGTATCATAGTATGGTAGTGTATCTTTATGCTTTGGATCATACATAAACAAGTACATTTCACCAGGTTTTATTCTATTAGTTAACGTTTCGTTACGTATTAACTGCAACCCTGAAACGCCAGAACCTAAATTTCTAACCTGATTTCTATACCAAGTGTATGATTTCTGGGCATCGCCAGCTTTCATATTAACTGTTTTAAAAATGTTATCAGCCATTAATTATTCCTAGGTCTTTTTCTGTTAATATCATAAAAGTCATGTTTCTATCTTTACAAAATTCAAAAGCAGCTTTCCATTTTGCGTCATTTACGCTATATTGAAAGACTTCATCTATAAATCTTTTAGTCTTTTTCTTCGGTATTGCCGGGGGTTTTGTGAACCTCTCAGGTTTAATCTCGATTAGATACTTCTGCAAAGCACCATTTTTGTTTCTAACTTTAACATAGAAATCTACAAAATATCTATGGGCTTTTCTGTCAATCGGGGATATGTAGGGTACAATAACAGTCTCAGAACCCCATTCTTCTACAGATTGGTTCTTATCGCACCATTTCATAAATCGCAATTCCCATAGAGATCTATAAACAATATTGCTTATATCGCCCTTATATTTGCCGGGATTATCGACTCTAAATTTGCCCTTGTAGGTTTTGGTATACGTCATCTATATAAATAATTATGTTCTAACAATATTTATCACCACAGACATGTCTAAACTTAACCCGGCTTCCGATTATCGAGCAGAAGCTGATAAAGCAGCATTGGCTCCGTATCAGAATCAAGATCAAATACGAGGGTACAACATTGGTACCTTTGAATACCCCGAGGGTTTGCGAGTAAAACCCGATTTGCAACATTATATTGCATTTTATATTAATGTACGGGAAAAAGGCACTGAGGGGAAAAAAGCAAAAGATTCTAATCATCTTGTAAGTGCAGAAGAGCAAAAAAGAATTGACATATTAAATGAAAATACTTCCAGAATAACCCAAGTTGCAGCACAAGCAGGAGTAACGACAGTAAAAGACAATGCGGCAGGTATTGCTTTTGCCGGTACATTTTTAGCTAGTTTGGGTATGAGATCTAAAATACGGGATTCTCTTTTGAGAGCAACAGGTGCAGCTGCGACTGCAAAAATTGTTAATAAAGCTCTGGATAAAATGCAGTATGAACCATTCTCATCCGGCTCAACATTGAGGTTAAAAGAAGTAATTACGCTACACGTTGAGGACAGACCATCTGTAAAATATGGTGTAAACTATGGTGAAATGGATATGGGTGCATTGACGGGGATGTTAATTGAAGGATCTGCTGCGGCAACAAGAGGTGCTCTTGGCAATATGTCAAAAGAAATACAAGCAAGATTTTTAAGCGAATTGGTTAAACTACCACAATTAGGTAACCGTGCCGGCGGAACTTTAAATGATTTAAGAGAATTATCTACAAGAACAAAAACAAATCCTTTTAGAGAAGTTCTTTTTGAATCTGTAGATTACAGAACTTTTAACTTTAGATATAAATTCTTCCCAAAGAATAAAAGCGAAAGTCAAAAAGTATTTAAAATAATTGAAACGCTTAAAATACACATGCATCCCGAATTAACTAGCGGTAAATTATTTTACATCTATCCATCGGAATTTGATATTCAATATTATTTTAAAGACAAAGAAAATAATTATATTAATAAATTTGCCAAATGTGCATTAACAGATATGACAGTTGATTATGGTGGAGATCAATTTGCAACATTCGAAGATGGCTCTCCCGTTGAAGTGGGTGTTAATTTGACATTTAGGGAACTAGAACAAATGACTTCTGAGGGATTGAAAAAGAATGGCTACTAATTTTTTCGAAAGCTTCCCAAAGATATCATATACACTAGATGATTACGACAGCGAACAGGTTGTAGTAGACATTTTTAAAAGAGTTATAATATCCAAAGAATATCAAGAAAACTCTTCATTTTATGAAACCTATGAAGTTCTTCACGGTGAAACTCCCGAAGATATATCATATAGATTTTATGGCACACAAAATTTGCATTGGTTAATATTAATGGTTAACAATGTAATTGATCCTAGATTTGAGTGGCCGATTTCTGAAGAGAATTTATTTAAAGTTGTTTCCGACAAATACGGTGACGATAAAAATGTTTTTACTATTAACAGAGCGGTAAACGCAAAAGGATATCAGGTAGAAACATTTTTTATTCTTGGTGAAGAATCTACACATAAAGACCCCATTAGAATATTATTTGAAGACAACGACCCCGATTCAATTAATACACCTATTGCATATCAAACTTCAAATACGATAGTTCAATTTGAAAGTAATTTTGAAATTGAACAAAATAAAAATGAAAGTTATAGAAATATTAAAATACTAAAACCGGAAATTGTGCAAGAAGTTTTAACTAACTATAAGAAATTAATACAAACATAATGCTTGAAGAAGTTTTACAAACACCCGGTGAAGTAGTAATACAAAATCTTGCTCTGGTATCTATTACACAAGGCAAATACGTTAACCTTACAGATTACTTAGTTGAATTGAACCTTTACGAAAGTATATTTGAACCGGGCTTAACTGGCACTTTAACTTTGTCTGATAGTAGAAATCTTGCAGAAGAATTTGCTTTGTTGGGTGAAGAATATTTAATTGTAACAGTAAAAACTCCTAGTCTAGACGACAACGATGCAATATCTAAAGCATTTAAAATATATGGATTAGAAGACAAAAAATATTATAATGATGGTAGTACTTTAGTATATCAATTAAATTTTGCATCCATAGAAACATTTAATGATATACTCAATCCAATCTTTAGGGGGTTTGAAGGCACACCTGAAGAATTAGTTGCGAGAATATATCTAGATTATATGCAAGCTGATAGGAATGTCTCGTTAAATGCTTCAGAAGTTGGCAAAGTAAAAACACCATTGGTAATATTTGGTGAGTCATCGAATTCTATTAAATTTGTAAGTCCAGGATGGACGCCGGTTGAGTGTATCAATTGGATTGCGAGTAAAACTTTTCCTAAGAATAATGGACCAGCAAATTACTTATTTTGGGAAACAACCAAAGCATTTTATTTTGGTAACATAGGCGCCTTATTTAAAAATCCTGAAGAGTTAAGTATAGGTAAATACAGTTACTCGCAGTCTTATGTTAATTCACTTACAACCGATGAGCGACATAAATCTATGTACGCAATTAAAAATTTAAGTGTTAGTAAATCATTTGATCAGTTAGACAATACTATGTCTGGTTATTTGTCCAATAGAATAATAGATGTGGATTTATATAATAAAAAATTTACAAATGTTGATTACGACCACGGCACAGAATTCTCAAAATATAATCATATGGATGGTACAAAATCTACTCCAATATTTGATCCAGAAATTGTAAGAAACGCATTATCATACGTAGATATAAATTTTAGTCATTCAAAATTATACAATGATAATCCAGAAAATTTTGATGTGAAATATAAAAATATCTTTGGTAATAGACGATCAAATTTGATAGAACTAGATAATTTAAAAATGGAACTGGTAATACCTGGAAGAACAGATATAGAAGCAGGTAATATTATACAAGTTAGTATACCAAAGAAAAAGGGCGGAGCCTTAACTGAAGAAGATAAAATTCAATATGAAGATGATCCTTTATATTCAGGCTACTATTTGATTACAAATTTATCACACAAAATTAATCTTAAAACACATTACATTACAATGGATGTTACTAGAAATTCTTTTCTAAGTAAAGAGGTGCAGAAATGAAAGAAATGGTTTGGTGGTCAGGTGTTGTTGAGAGCAGAGACGATCCCGAAAAACTTGGTCGTTGCAGAGTTAGAATATTTGGATATCACACTGATGATATAACGATATTGCCCACAAAAGATTTGCCATGGGCTATACCAATACAACCAATAACTTCTGCGGCAGCATCAGGAGTGGGAACAACTCCAATAGGAATAGTAACTGGCTCATGGGTTGTGGGTTGGTTTTTAGATGGTGAAGATGCTCAACAACCCGTAATGATGGGAACGATTGCAGGCAAACCATCGTCAAATGCAGAAACAAAAGCAAAACAGGTTCAAGCAAAAACTGCAACAAATACATTAAAAGACAGTAGAAATAATATAGCATATGACCTACTAGGCAATGCTATTAATAATGATGCAGTACAATTAGATGCCACAAAAACTTTATTACCTTTAAAATCTCAAGATTTAACAAAATTAACTAAAGCACTGGGTGATACTTTATCCGAGGGCGTTTACACTAAAGTAGGTGATAGCGGAGAATTGGGAAAATATCAGTTATCTCTATCCACGCTAATTAATCTTGGATATTTACGAAGACCGACCGGGGGAGTTATCACTAGTGATATAGCAGATACCGATTCAAATTGGACAAACAAAGGCGGTATAAAATCTAAAAGCGCTTTTTTAGCTAGTACAAGTGTTCAAGAAACAGCAATGTTTGATTATACCAAAAATAACTATGATACTTTAGTTAGATTGGGTAAAGTAAAAGAAACAGATAATTACCAAGTGGTTGGTGGGCTATTAGCATCTGCTCACGTAATGGGTGCAAAAAATTCTGACAAGTTAGATAAAAAAACCTTTGCTGGTGCAAAGGCAAGAGACTTTTTTGTTGTCGGCAATTCTATATTGGGCGGAGACTCTACAGAGTTTCTTAGAACGTATGAGGAATCAGGTAATTACTTGCCAGATACATCTACACTAAATAATGAAGAACTAGCCAAGGTAAAAGGATTTGAAGATCCAAATAAAAAATATCCTAAATTTGAATATGCTGGGTTATCCGATGTTAATAAACTTGCAGTAGGTGATAGGTCGCATTTATCTTTTCAAGTAAAAGAAAATAATAAGATAGAAAAAATACAGTTAGCAAGAACATCTCAAACTTGGGATGAACCAGAACCAGCATTTGCGGGCAATTATCCTTACAATCAAGTAATAGAAACAGAAGCTGGTCATGTTATAGAAATAGATAGCACACCGAATGCTGAAAGAATACAGGTATTCCACAAAAAAGGAACCTACATTGAAATAGATGTTAATGGTTCAATGGTTAGAAAAACGGTTGGTGAAAATTATGAGATAATGGATCGTAATAATTTTGTCTATGTCAAAGGCGCTCACTGTTTAACGGTGGAAGGTAAAACAAGTATATTAGTTAAAGACAATGCTGTTATAGAAGTTGAGGGCGATTTATCAGTAACAGGTCGCGGAAATACTTTAGTGCAATCTGCAGGCTTTATTGCCGTAGTTGCAGACACTGCAGCTGTAACTACAAAAAACGGTTTGGATATTGCATCCGAAGGCGCGGTAAACATACAAGGCAAAAGCATAAGTATGCGATCTAGCAGCGGCGCGATTAATATTAAATCTAGTGCCGATTTAAATCTTCAGTCTAGTTCTACTGGCGCGTTAAGTTTAAAGGGTGGGTTGACAGTATTAATCGATGCAGCCATAGTTAAAACAAAAATGGGTGCAAATATTATAAGGGCGATTGCTTTAAGTGTATTGACTCCACCTACAAAGAAAACACCTAATACTACACAAATACCAGTATTACAAAGAAAAGCTTTAAATGATGACTCATTCAATTTGGATTCAGGTGAACCCGAAGCAGAGGCATATAATAAACAAAGAGAAGCGGCAGGGGAAATATCAAACAATATACAATTAACTCCGAAAGCATCAGACCTAGCCACCACTAGAAGTCTTAGAGTTACGCCTAGTGCAAAGATATTGGAAGGGGATTGTGAAATATGCAATAAGTTTAATAACAGTTTTCCTAGATCATTTAAACTATCAAAATCGTTCACACTTGATAAATTGTTAGTTGGAAAATTTGGTCCTGCCTTGCAGGCGCAACGAGGCCTGCAAGAACAAGATATTGTATGTAATTTAATACAGTTGGCGGAAAATGTTTTAGAACCAATTAATGCAAAATATCCAGGTATGGTTATTAGTAGCGGTTTTAGAATTGGCACAAATGGTAGCGATCATGGAATAGGTGCCGCCGCAGATTTAGTTTGGCCAAATAAAAAAATTAGTGATATCAAAGATATTGCCGCTTGGATTACAGCAAATGTTCCTCACAGACAAGTTCTTTTAGAATATGAAACATATGAGGGCACGGATAAAATTAGAGTAGCATGGATACACGTTGCTTTCTTATCTGACAAAGGTTCATTAGTGCAGTCAAGAGGAGCGCCTGTTCAAACATTTGTGAACCATCAATCTAAATACAGTAAATTGGTAAATCTAGGATAATAAATATCAATTATGGCAACACAAAAATCGATAAAAACTTTTGTAGATTTAGATCTTTCGTTTAAAGTTAACCCCTTTACTAAAGACCTATATTTAAAAACAGATGAAGAAGCAGTTAAAACAGCTTTAAAACATCTAATACAAACACGAAATTTTGAAAGACCGTTTCACCCTGAGATAGGTACACAAGTACATTCATTGTTATTTGAAAATTTTTCTCCTGCAGTAAAACTTGCAATGGAAAGAACTATACAACAATCAATAACAAAATTTGAAACAAGAGTTAGATTAATAGAAGTGAATGTTTCGGAATCAGTTGAAGAGAATGATTTACTTGTGAATATAGTATTTGCTTTAAAGAATACAGACAATCCAATAACAATTACAACTTTACTAAGTAGAGTACGATAAATGGCAAATTACAGATTAGCAGAATTAGACTTTGACGATATTAAAGTCAACCTCAAACAATTCTTAACAAACTATAGAGATAAAGATAATAATCTTATTTTTAAAGATTATGATTTTGAAGCATCTAGTTTATCTATACTGATAGATTTGTTATCATACAATACACACTATAATGCTTACTTGGCAAATATGGTTGCGAATGAAATGTTTTTAGATTCTGTAGTAAAAAGAGAATCTGCAGTATCAATTGCAAAGCATTTGGGTTATCGACCATTGTCTTATAGAAGTGCCAAAGCAAAAGTTTCATTCACAATTAATAATCCGGTAGATACACCACCAACATTAACACTGCCTAAGTTTTCACCGTTTACTACAACAATTAATAATACTCAATATACGTTTTCAAACTTAGATTCAATATCAATTAAACCAACAAATGGCATTTATACATTTACGGATATTGATATCGTAGAGGGTGAACCATTAAGTTATGTTTATAGAGTTGATGTTTCTGGACCTGAAGAAAAATATACAATACCAAATAAAAATATAGATACAACTACAATTAGAGTAACGGTACAGAATTCTTACACTGATCTAACAACACAAAGTTATACTCTAACAGACAATTTAGAAGCATTGAATTCAGAATCTAAAGTGTTTTTCTTAGAAGAAAATCCCTCTGGTTACTATGAAATATTCTTCGGTGATAATGTTTTAGGAAAAAAATTAACTTCTGGCAATTTGGTAAAAATTGAATATCTAATTAGCAATGGTTCTATTTGTAATGTATCTGGAGAAATAGAACAGAGATTTTCGTTAGGAGCTCTTGTAGGCGGTGTTATTTTGGGATCTACTATAATAGCAGCAACGAATTCTTCAGGCGGCGATGAACCAGACACATTGGAAGATATTAAATTTAAAGCTCCTCGTTTCTTATCCTCATTTAATAGAGCAGTAACGGCAAAAGATTATAAAGCAATTATTGAATCAAATTATCCATTGGTAGAATCTGTATCAGTTTGGGGCGGCGAAGAAAACAATCCTCCGAAATATGGTAAAGTTATTATTTCGTTAAAACCATATTTTGGTTATACCATTAATACAGAACTTAAAAATAAAATATTACAAGACATTCTACAAGATAAAAAAATGATGTCTATTATACCAGAATTCGTTGATCCAAATTACTTACATATTACGTTGGATACAAAAGTAAAATTTGATCCTGCAAATTCAAGATATACAACACCCGAAATACAAATCTTAGCTAAAGCAAAAATTGAAGAATATTTTTCTGTAGAACTACAAAAATTTGATAAAGATTTTGTATATTCTAAATTATCCAAAACAATAGATTCAATTAACTCATCTATTGTTGGTAACGTAACAAATTTTAGAATACATAAAAGAATAACGCCCGTAGTTAATATATCAAATAGTTATACTGGCTCAACAATTATAAAATTTGCAAATAAATTACTATCAGGAAGCATACAGTCTACGGGTTTTTATTACAAAATAAATGACGAGATAAAAGCAGTATACTTTAAAGACGTGCTAACAACGACTGGTACTAGCAACTTAAATTTATACGACCTATATACAGATGAGTTGTTGGTATCATCTCTAGGAACCGTTGATTATGTTAATGGCACAATAACTATTGCAGTTTTAACTCCTGCTGGCTATATTGAAAATACTAATGATATAAGATTTTACGCAAAAATTGAAGAATTGGATATTAACGCTACGAAAGATTTAATACTTATTATAGATGACGGCACATTAGATACAACATCTAAGCGTTTAGCTGGTTTAACAGTAACAGTAACAGCACAATAAAATGGCAGAAAATATTTTTACGCCTGATACTTTATTGGGTCCTTTAAAATTATACGGGACATCTAGACCGGAAAGTTTTGCTGGCTATCTAGAAGGATGGTTCTATCCTCTATACACTACACGTAAAGAAGCAATACAAGCGGATATAGATAGAACAGGCAAAGGCATTTATCAAACACTAACATTTTATGGTAGAACCGGCGAGTTCTATATTCCCGATAGTTTTAAAAATTTAGCACAATTAAAGGATCCGTTAATTTATACATTGCATGAAGGCAATGGTGCAGAAAATCCTTTTAAAAGAATACAAAATAGATTGTCAATTTTAGTTGAGGATCAATTACCAGATTTTATACAATCTGATTATGGAATGTTTGTTACATTCATAAAAGCATATTATGAATTTTTGGAACAAAACAATCAAGCACAGGAAATACTACAAGACATTTCCAAGTATGCAGATATTGATGAAACAACAGAAAATTTAGTTACTAGATTTATTCAGAATTATGCAAGCGATTTGACTGTTTCTAACAGCGCAAATAATAGATTGTTAATAAAGAAAATCCGAGAAATCTATAGCAAAAAAGGAACTGAACCTGCATATAGAATATTATTCAATGTTTTGTATAGAGAATCTATTGACTTTTTCTATCCGTATGACATTGTTTTAAAATCATCAGATGGTAAATTGGTCACACCTAGAGCCTTAAGAGTTAAACAAATTACCGGTAGACAAAATATTTTTGATTTTGAAAATACTGAAATAGTTGGATTGACTTCTAAAGCAAAAGCAATTGTAAACAAAGTAATAAAAATTGATTTAAATGGATTTGATGTTTATGAATTAATTTTAGATACAACTAGTATTACTGGAGAATTTTTAGCAGACGAACAAATATCTGCAACAAAAACAATATTGCTAACAGGCGAAGGATTTACAACAACCAAATTAACAGCAAGATTGTATTCAGTAGTTACTAAAATAGATATAGTAGATGGTGGTTTAGGTTATAAAAAGAACAATGCAATAACTATTACTGACGGAACAGGTATTCTTGGAAGAGCCAAAATTAATAGTGTAAATAGATTTGGCTCAATTACAAATATAGAAATTATTGAGCCCGGATTAAATTACAGTTTAAATACAATAATTGATCCCGGATTACCAACTGAATCTTTAACAGGGACATATATTGTTAAAAATGGACAAGTTACTTTAACATTCCCGCTACAACACGGTTTAGTCAGAGGAAAAAATATAAATGCATATTATACTGGAAATGTGTTTAGTCCTATTGACAACACATCCCATAATGCTGTAATTACATCTATTCCAAATGTAAGATCAATTAGATACAAATATCCTGGATTTTAAATGACAACGTATAGACTATCATGAACGAATTAAAAGAATACATTGTAACATTGCATAAACACGAAGACCTCGATAACTTCTATCAGGATATGGAAACGCCCGGTGGTAATCTTTATATACCTGATCGTGCGATCGATGTTGCCAATCGTAGACCGATCAGTAGAAATACGCATTACTTATTAACTGACGAAGAAGCTTCTCAAATTAGTCAGGATTCGAGAGTTTTGGCAATAAGTCTCCCATTACATACATTCACTGATTTAGTTACCGGCCCCTCTTGGTCACAGACGGCCAAGTTTGACGCAGGTTTTTCGCCGGACACTAACAGTAAAAATTGGGGACTTTTGTTTAGCACCTCTGAATCAATTAATAGTTCTTTACAAAATTTTAATGCAGTTACAACCACTATTTCTAGGAAATTATCAGGAAAAAATGTAGATGTAGTTTCACCCGAATCACGTATTAAGAAAAATCATGCTGAATTTGCTGTCAACAGTGACGGAACAGGTGGCTACAGAACCGTAGAAGCAGATTGGTATGGCTACGGTCTAGGGCCAGCGCCGGGCATCGCCCCGCCGCCAGATGGAAAATACGTCTACGATTATTCTTATATCGGAGATCATGCCACTCATGTGACAGGAACAATGGCGGGCAATACACAGGGATGGGCACGTGATGCTAAGATATACTTTAACGTCCCAGGTTATTCAGCTGAGCCTTTTCAAGGTAGTTGGGATTATATAAGAGCTTGGCATAATTGGAAAAAAATTAATCAAATAAATGCAAATCTAGGTAGACACAATCCTACTGTTGTTGGATTAAGCACAAATATAAGAGCTCTTAGAAATATCAGTGATATTACTAGCATTACATATCGAGGTACTACATACGCAGGGTCGTGGACTATTATTGAGGGGTCGGGATACCAAGCAAGCAATTGGAGCAATGGATCTGTTACATTAGCAGCATTAGGATTTCAAGATAAACAAATAAGAAACCAAGAAGGTGGATGGAAAGTATTTGTGCAATATGGTACCAGTGTTTATGCGGCGGAAAATGCAGACATCGCGGATGCAATAGCTGATGGTGTAATAATTGTACAAAGTGCTGGTAATTACGGCATGAAAGTTGATGTACCGAGCGGATTAGATTATAATAATTCTGTTACAATATCTGGAACAACTTATCATCAAAATAGAAATGAATGGACTGCCGATGTTATAGCTGCGGGGAACTTAACTCCTGATTTGTATAATGCTAACTTTGCTAGCGGAGATACTGGCCCAGCTGTGACATTGTTTGCGCCCGGTGTACGTATTGTTTCTTCAGTACCCGATTCGTATGTTGCCGCAGATTCATTCTTAGATCCCAGGGGTCTAAATGGAGATCGGTTAGCGGGGACAACGTGGTCTGGTACAAGCATGGCGTGTCCACAAATTGCTGGGGTTATAGCATGTCTATTAGAATTAAAACCAAATTTCAATCAATCGGATGTAAAAAATTACCTATTAAATGTGGCTAAACCTTTCAAGGTTGATGAGGGATTGGGCGAAACTACCAAAACATTGTTTCTTACCGAACCCACATTTTCTATATCTGCAAATAAAAATAGTGTTGCTTCTGGTGATACTATAACTTATACTATAACTACTACTAATGTCCCAGACGGTTCAGTTATATATCTAACAGAATCGGGAACTAGTACAGGCACTGATTTTGTTGATGGGCTCACACAAGCCGTTATAACAATTAATAACAACACCGCTAGTTTTACTAGAACAGTAAGTGGGGGAGATTGAAAAACATGAGCACTAGTATATTACAATTAAGAACAGGTGGATTTAATGGCAGCATACAACAAACCGCAACTAGCGTAGGAGTATCTATAACTTCGGCTACGGTATATAACGAATCTATAAGTGGTCCTAGCTCAGTAAATGTTGGTGCAAGTTTTACATTAAGTATTTCGGGAGGTGTACCTAATACAAATTGGAGTTACGATTCAGGAGTCAGTTCAAGCAGTGGTATACTAGACGGATTCGGTGCCGCTACAATTACAGTACCTAGTAATGCCCAATCGTCTGCTGGAACATATACTTATAATTTTTTATTCGTAGGCTCAGGCAATTCTAAAAGTAAAACAATAAATGCTACAGTTACAACATACAACGAATCTGTAAGTGGCCTTAGTTCGATTACTGTTAACACTAGTTTTACATTAAGTATTTCGGGAGGTGTACCTAATACAAATTGGAGTTACAATTCGGGATTTAGTTCAGGAAGTGGTACATTAGATGCATCAGGTGCTGCAACGATTACAGTACCTAGTAATGCTCAACCGTCTGCTGGAACATACACTTATGAATTTTTCTTCGTAGGATCAAATAATTTTAGAAGCAAAACAGTAAATGCTACAGCGGCGACAATATATAACGAAGTCATAACCGGTACTAGCTTAGTAAATATTGGCACTAGTTTCACATTAAGTATTTCAGGCGGTGCACCTAATACAAATTGGAGTTACAATTCGGGATTTAGTTCAGGAAGTGGTACATTAGATGCATCAGGTGCTGCCTCACTCACTATACCTAG